CTTTTTTCTCTTATTACTAGAGAATTAAGATTATCAAAGTTAATCTCGTTAATTCTTTTTTGTATAGGTTTAGAAACTGTACCAAGTTCAATATCACCAATTCTTTCCGTACCAGCAACAGTTCTTAATCCATCAGGAGCTAAGAAAATAATATCACCACCTACTTCTTGTATCGTTCCCCTATCTAGACAACCTAGTTTTCTTGTGATAGGATTCATTTGAAAATCTGCACCACTTGTACCTACAATCTGATAAATCTCATCTTGTGCAAATACAATAAGTTTATCACGGAATGTTTTGAGTCCTATAACTGGACTATCAACCTTAATTGATCCTGCTCCGTTTGCAGCAGTAAAATCATTTTCAGCAAATGGTGCAGCAAATACTACTTCTTGTTTATTACTTGCCATACCTGCAAAGAAGATGTGATTCTTGAATACCTCCACAACTTCAGGATCAGAAGGTGCTCCTGTTGCTGTGAGTGCTGTAGCTGTAGATCCATCATAAGACATTGCAGCATTAGCACCATCTGCTACCACAATCTTATTTGTTCCATTAAAATTATATAATGAAAATGAATATTTCTCTGCACTTGTTCTACCTGTTTGTACAGAAGTCCATCCACTTCCTGTACTCTTTGCTATAATAGTACCTCGTCCTGCCAGAACCATATTAACAGGAGTAGCAGCAGTTGTTGTGAATAAAGCTGTCATTAGCATATCACCAGAACCAGCACCAGATATAGTAGCTTCACTTAGTTCATTCGTATCATACTTTACTGTACCTTTGATACGACTATACCCACCATCAGCATCTGCTTCAAAGTTATCCAGAATTACAGCAGAACCAGGAGGAATAGAGAATGGATCTCTATCTAGAACCAGACCTCCATCTGTTGCTATAGCTGATGCTTGTACATTACTAGCCATAATTTACCTTTACGTTGGTGTATAAATCTCTTCTACAAAAGCCGATACAGTCAAATCATTAGCTGCTCCTGCCTGTACCTTCAGAATATCTGCTTCCTCAAGAACTATATTAGCACTATCAATTCTAAGATAACTATCTGCTGCTACAGACTTGGTACTTATAATTGCATATGTTGCACTTGCTGAAGTATCTGTCCACTTAACTGTAACATCAACAGCATTTGTACCATCTACATTTGTTAGCCAAAGCTCCTTTACAACTGCTTTATAATTAGTAGGACAAGTATAGATATTCGTTAAACTTGTATCTCCTAAAGAAGCAGCAGCATTAATAATTCTAGTAGCCATTAACCTGTACTATACTTAGATTTTCTAGTAGAGTTACCATAGACTTTACCACCTTTAGCAGCTTCACGTAGTACTGCTCCAGTTTCTGGATCTATATATACTCCTGGTAATTGGTACTGTTTTTTTCCCCCTGGTTGAGGTTTACTTTTTGGAACCATTGGGGCTATTGATTTTCCTGATTTTTGTTCTTTCATAAGATCTTTTAAAGTTTTTTCAATCTCTGGTAAATTTAGTTCCATTTCTCTTGCTTTTTTCTTATTGTCTCTTGCCCATCTTACTATCGATTCAAAATACTTACGTGCATTCCAATCACTCTCTTCAAGAGTAGGATAAGGATTTCCTTTATCTCTTGGTGGTCTAGGAATATTTTGTGTCATTATCTTAACTCCTCTTAGGTTTTCTTAAAGTAGTCATCCCACCTCTACGGTAGCTATACTTCTTCTTAATCTTACCACCACCATATAGACTTGGAGTTCCTTTAGTAAGCTTAATCTGTTCTGGTAAAGTTTTTCCAATATCAGCATGTAATTGTTTTACTTTATCATCATCTGGATTTACATACATTATACATACCTCATAACTTCATCTCTATTGATTAATTCAATTCTCATTCGTTCAATACCTTTAAGATATTCTTGTAAACACATCTGAGCTATTTGAATATCTCCTCTCAACATATACGTATAGTATTTTGATTTACTGACGATAATATCTTGATATCTAGTAGCAACTGTAGGAGTATCATCATAAGCAGAAAGCTCTGTATGAGTAGTCCAATATTCAAACAGTACTGTATAGTTCCCTCTATCTGGTATGGGATGTAATCCGAACTTACCATCTTGAGTAGGATACACATATTCTGGTGTACCATAACTACTAGAATCAATAGAAGCATCTGTTTCTCTATAGTCTCTAGCAAATTGTTCATAAGTAATATACTGAAGTCTTTTAGGACTTACATCTTCTGTAATATTAATAAAATCTACTTTTGCTTGAGTACTTGTAGTATTTGTTAAAGTTATATATAGAGTGGAAGCAGTTGCTCCAAAGGTTGTAGTATGTACTTGACCTTCACCTGTATTAGCTATCGTAAAATCTTCACTTTTAATTTCAGTTCCACCTGAACTTGTTCCTACTTTTAGAGTAACCGTACTTCCTGTAATTCTAAATGTAACTTTATATTGTCTATTATCTACAAAAGTTGTAATAGTCTGTTGAGCCGAATCGTTCTGATCAAGTACAAGAAACCCACCACTAATAGAACTACTAGAATGAGTCCAGTTTGAATCTGCTGCAAAAGTATTTGTAGATACAAGTTGAGTAGGTGTTATAATAAAAGTATCATAATCTACATGCCTAAAATCAGAAGGAAGACTATATTCAGCCGTACCTGCTGTAGTTGCTTGTGTTCCATCTGAATGTAGGAAAGACCATTGTAACTCTGAATTATAAATATCGTTTATTGATTGATTTACAAAAGTCTTTATAGCAGTCTGAACACCTCTAGATGCATTAAATTCTGTTCCTGAATCTGTAGTAGAAAAAGTAACTTCATTAAGAGATTCTAAAACTCTATTTGATAAAGTTAAATATGTTGCCATTATATACTAATTCCTAATTTTATAAGATTATCATCATTTATAAATTATTGAATATTAAAAGATTCTCCACATCCACAACTAGAAGTTACATTAGGGTTATCTATGTGTAAAATAGAACCAAAAATATCTCTCTTATAATCTATTTGCATTCCCATTAAATACATCACAGATATATTATCTATGACTAATTTTTTATTATCTTCAATAAGGATAACCTCATCATTGTCTTCTAATGAATCTACAAAATTCCATTTATAAGAAAACCCAGCACACCCTCCTCCAACTACAGATAAATGTATATACTTTTTATTTTCATTATTACATATATCTATCATATAGTCTTTAGCATCTTCTGTTAATTTTAATATTTCTGTCATAATTATTCTTATAGGGGAATTTTTAAAAACTCTATATGTACACTACAAGATACTATACTAAATAAACAAAAAAGTATAAATGGAATTTTTATCTTTATCATCTATTAAATAATGATTTAATTTTTCTTATAATCCATTTATATTTAAAAACAATAAGAGTTACTAAAATTCCTAAAATAAATATTCCAGTATTGCATAAAGGACACATGTTATTTCCAATCATTTTTAATTAGTGATATATTATCTAAAACTTTTTCTAAAGTATTTTGTAAAAGATCTACTTTATTTTCTAAACTTTTAATTCTCAAAGAATTTGTACTGTCATAATCATTATCGTTTTTATTAATTTTCTGAGTACTTCTTGCATTCCAAACTATATTTCCAGATTTAATAGTATCTCTATATCCCTTATGTTTATCAATCTCAGAAATACTTAATTTTTCCATAGTCATTAATTTCTCCTGTAGTAAAGGGGAGAACCCGAAGGCTCTCCCCAATACATCTTAGTTATTGTCTGTCTCATCAACACCAGAAATGTCACACATAACTGCCCATACCCTGATTTTCCCAGCGGTGTCTTGTGCACCAGCTACAAGAATATCAAGTGTATCGGCAGATCCTCTAGTTAACATTGCCGTTGCATCAACAGCGTCAAACTGAGCATGTCCCGTAGATGTACAGTCATGTGCATCTACAAAGATATCAGGATCAACACCAGTGATTCCTAGATCCATAACAACTGAAGTCGAGGAAGCTGTTAGAACTTCTATGCCAGCCGCCATAACAACAGTCTCAGCAGGGATATCAACCATTTGAACGATATCCGCTGCCGCAGGATCAAAGTCTGAAAAGTCAGCAGTATTTTCTACTAAGTAAGGCCGTCGCCCACCCGTTGAAGGATGTCCTGACGTACCGCCTGCACCCGTCTTATCATGAGTAGCCATATGTCAATCCTCCTCTAAGTGTTCAGATCAGGGATGCCTTTGTAAGCACCCGTGAATCCTGTACCAGATGCACGAATTACCTTACGACCAAAGACATGCAGACCACGAACGATATCAGCAAACGAATCGGGATCACGAATAACTTCAGTCTTGGCAATTGCCGAAGCCGTACAAGTCGAACTCTTATGACCACCAAGAACAATCGTCTCACCACTTGTAGTGGATGGCCCAAAAGTATGACTGGCAGCAACACCAGCAGTACCAACAGTAATTGCATTAGTCTGATATAAACTAAAACCATGAACCTTACGACTGGTAACTGCACCGTTCAAAAGAGCAGATGCATCTTCACCAGTTACGCTTGAGTCCATTAACTTAGCATCAGCCTGCCGAAGAATCTCATAGAACTGTGGCGGGGCCACAATCCAACGATTATCTTCAGGAACATCAGCCTCGTCCAGAAGACGAGCAAAAGTGCTAAGATAGTTTGCACACTCGTTACCCGTATTACACGAAATAGCCGAACCAGCAGCACCAAGATTGGTAGTGTCAGTTGAAGCATTATCGCTAATTACCTTCAAGACATTATAATCGTAAGCCTTCTTCAAGCTATAAGCACCTGAAGAAGTAGATAGAGCTTCCCAGTTTACGTGACTCTGCCGTTCCTCAACATCATCAACCTTGAAGGCAAAATAGTTACCCTGATCAACGGTCAGAGTAATCTGATTGTCAGCAAGATTCTGAGTGTTTACAACGGCACCCCTTGAATAGGACGACACAGTAACTGATGGCTCTTTAATAATCTTTACAGTATCACCAAAGTTTTCAATATCTCCAGCATAGTCGGTATTGGTTACAGCTTCTGCAACCGAAGAACGCCGGAAGAATTTGAGAACTTTTTGACTGTAAATTGCTGGAACCCAGTTACCAGAAGGAAGGTTCTGATAACCAGCAGCTAAACCAAATTCAGCCATGATTAATTCTCCTTATGTTTAGTTATGGTATAATTCTTCCTTCCCGATTTGCCTTATCAAGCTCTTTCTCAAGAGACTCAAATTCATGTGGCTTTAACCGGGCAATTTCTGAAGAAGACCAAACTTTCTTTTCTCCATCACTAGTATGTGTTACTACTCGTTCTGTTCTAGTTACAGCTTGAGCAGCAGACATATTAGCTTTACTTGGTCTTCCTCTTTTTTTCTGACTAATATTCTTATCAGATTTATATAAGTCAATCACTCTAGCAGCCCATTTAGAATCTGTTCTGTTTTTGTAGACACCATCTGAAATACTTTTGGGTTGTTCTTCCAACCATGACAGAAATTCAGAATCACTTTTGATTTCTAGAAAATCTGGATGGACTGAAAGAAGTTCCTTTTCAGCAGTTCTAATCTGTGCTTCTCGTTCTGCCTTACGAAGAGATTCAATTCTATCCTCTACTTCTTTAACACTGGCATTGGCTTGAAGCCTAGATACGGTTTCTACTACATCATAAACATCAGGATATTCTTTCTTAAACTCTTCCAACTCTTCTTGTGACTTAGGAAGATTTTGTGGAGCCGAAACTTTCTGCTCTGCCAACTTTAGCTTTGCTTCTGTAAGTTCATTCTGTTGGAGCCATTCGTTATTCTTACGATCATGATAACTCTTTAGATCGCTATAACGCTTTTTCCAATCGTGCTCCTTTGCATCCTGTGCCTTAATCAGTCCTTCAACGTCTTGAGTATCACCGTCTGGTATGTCAAGAATCTCAGGATCTGGTGTTTCAGGAGATGGATCTTCATCCATAAGTGATCTCCTATAGGCATTCTCGTATGGGGTAGGCTCTAATGACTCACTTTCTGTAATATCAGTCATGTCGTGTACCTCCTATGGGGGCCAAGAAAACTTGGGTGTCCCTATTTGGTGTTGTATTCGGGGCCAATAAATCGGGTATCCGAATTAATCTTTTTTAAATTCATCAAATGTATTATAAAATTCTGTTATTCTCTCCTTACTTGGTGGTTCTTCACCTGCATAATGTGTTTGTCTCCAAAATTGATATGCTTTATTAGCATCAAAATTATTAAGTGTTTCTAAAAACTTTCCTGGTCCAACTATATTATTAATAATAAATAACTCTACTTGTTCTGGACCTGTTAATTTTGTCACATCAAAAACAGTATCATTTTCAAATTTAGATAACCAAGATATATCAGGATTAAAATTTCTAGCTCTATTTATTGCTGTTTCTGCTCCCTGATTTCGTTTTGAAAAATTTCTTTCAAATTGAAAAAGTCCTCTTCCAGGCTTGCTTTCATCATTATCTTGTATTGCATTAGGATCAGAATTACTTTCTATACTAGCAATAATTTTTGCTAGTACTATTGCATTATCCATATTTATTGTATCTTCTATCTTTACAGATGATAAATAATCATTTATTTCTTTTGGTAAACCAGATCTATACTTAAAATAATCTCCTTTTTCAGTAAACATCCAACTTGTTACGTCTTCTGCTACCTCTCCTAATACTTTTCCTATATAATCAAAAAATCCACCTTCTTTAAAACTTTGAATTGTACCACCTTTAGCTTTAGAAGATTCTTGGTTTTTTCTTTCTTCAGCACGTCTTTCCATTTCTTTAGCAGTTGGATCGGGATGGAATACTTTACTTCTTTGATACGGATATTCTGCTCCTTCCTGGAAAGTTTCCATTTCTTCGATAACTTCTGGTAATGTAGTACCAGTTTCTTTTAATGCTTCTCGAATTACATTCGTAATATACTTTTTTTCTTCTTTTTCAATATTAAGATCATCATGACCTGTAATAAATCTTATTATTCTACCAATTAAATCTACCTCGTCTCCTTCATTATATCCCATAAGTCCACCCATCTGAGCTTGCATGGGAGACTGTGGTTGGACAGGTGGAGCTTCAGTTACTGGTTGTGCAGCTTGTGCTTCAGCTTGTGCTTTCTCTACTTCTTCTTTTTGTCGTCTAATTTCTAACCCTTTTGTATTCCATCGTTCAAGCCTATCAAGTCCAATAACTCCAACTAGAGGTGCTGGAATAACGGCTTCTCCATTAGAAATTCTAATAGGTACTTTATTTTGTGGATCGTAATCGGCGGGAAGTTCTTGTCCAAGAGCAGCAGCAATAGTATATGCATCTCTAATAACTTCATTTATATCTGAAATACCTATCAAGGAAACTGCATCTGCATTAAGAATATAGGAGCCTTCAGGTACTTCCATTGTCAGATCATCGGATACTCCCTCCCCGCCTAGAGAGGGTCCAGGGTCACCAGCACGATCATTAATGACCCCCATAGGACCAACCCTTGTTTCCAAATCTGTTTCAGCATTCTCAATTGGTCCTCCTTCTTGAGCAGTAATAGTGGGTTGTACTTCAGTAGGAATAGTAGGTTGTACTTCAGGAATACTTTCTTCCTCATAAAGAGTTTCTAACATAGAAGAAGTAATTGGTACATTTGTAGTTGATTCTACATACTTTCGATACATATCAGTCAAAGGATTAATCATAATTCTGTTCTTTTTCTATTCTAGCATTTTCTATTGAAGACTTAACCACGCCCTTGAGGTTCTTCAATGTTTCCAGTAAAGCCAGCTTCCCCTGCAAGCGGCGAAGTTCCAACTCCGATGTTTCCACCGCCAACGCCTGATACATCCATTGCATTTGCTCCGACAGGTACGCTTCCATTGGCTCCCATAGGTCCGGGCTGTTGACCAGGGGGTGCAACTTCTGGGCTATTTGTTCGTTCATTCAGACCTCTCAATATATCTGCAAAGATTGCAGCTTCATCCGTATCATTAACAAGTTGATCAGGATCTATATCCTGAGAAATTGCTAGTTCCTTCATTAGATTTGGAATCTTAATAAACGGAGCAAGCATAGGATTAGCAATTGTTTGTAGTAAAGTAATTAATCTCTGAGTTCTAACTTCCTTCTGCATTACCGATGCAATACCTTTAGGTTTAATCTCTAGATCACCCAAGATCTCTGCATTATCATCATTGAATTGCATATTCCATTGGAAGAAAGATTCTCCTAAAGGTCTTAAAAGAAAGTCATCTATATTCTTGATAACAGTCTTAATAGATAATCCTGCTGATCCCATAATCATAGATAGACCAGCAGCAGTCCTACCTGTCCCTGTTACTCCTGTTTGACCATGTACAATGGAAGGAATACCTGTTTCTTCATCTGCAAGCTGTCGTGCAGCCTGATACATCTGAAGATTCTCAGGGGCTGTATTGGGAAACTTTAGTCCGTTAACAGCAGTTCCAGTAACACCTGATTGCCGTCTAAAGATTTTACCTGGATAGACTTCCATATTCTGTCCAGGCACAAGCTGTGTTTCATCTATATCAAATACCATATTGCCAGCCAACGCCAAATTATCAATAGCCATTCTCATATGACCATTCATAAGAAGTTGGGCATCATTCATATTCTCTGCTACACCTACCCCAAAGAACTGATATGGATTTAATTCATAAGGGAAAGCTTGATATGGAATACGAGCAGGAACAAATGGATTTAGAATACAACGAATAACTTCATTATTAACAATCCATGCATTAATTTGTATAGAATCTAGATGACTAATATTATCTGGAAGATTAAGTCC